AGTTGCAAATGCTGTTAGACTAATCATCCCAATTAGTAAAATAAAGACCGAACGGATGTTCTTCATTAGAATATCAAAAGTAACATAATTTACAATATAATTGCAAAATATGTTATTAAAATCTTAAAATTATTCTCCTTTCAATTTAGCCTCCAAAGCCTTAATTCTTTCGGCTCGATCTTCTGGAGTAATCAAAGGCTGTTTTTGCTCATTATCTTTCTCATAGAAACCAATGTGTTTATTGATTTTCTCGATAGTCCAATCCTTGCCGTGGAGCTTTATCTCAATACCGAAACGAGTTTCTTTAATTGACTCAATACACATCAACTGCTCTGGAGTGAGTTTGTCGAATGGCTTAAAAACCAGTTTGGATTCCTTGGTAGTTCCTGTCTTTTTGCCTGATCTATTGAACTTAGTCACGGTCACCTGTTTGAATTCTACATACTCATCAATGCGGGAGTTCCTAAGTATATTGAGGTGTCGGAGCATTTCTTCCTGCGTAATGTTGAATTTTTTTTCAGCAATTGCAGCGACTTTAGACTGTAAAAACTCAATCCTTGACGCTACCTTGATAGTCTTTGAGAGATGAGAAGCTAATTCATTGACAGATTTATCTTTCAATCTTGAAGTATTGTAGGCTTCACGATAAGCCGCAGATTTATCGCCCAATCGCATAAATGCTTGGCAAAAAGCTTCTTGTTTTAGTGTTAGAGTTTCTTTTTTCATAATACAAGTCAAATGTAGCTAAAATGCTGACAAGTTGCAAAATATGTTATAAAAAAACCACTCGATGAAGTGGTTTGTAATTAACTTATGAGTTGTTTTTTATTCTTTATCAAAATTAATTATCTTTTTTCAATTCTCTGACTCTTTTCACGCTTTCGGCATAATAACAAGTAATAGCGCCTTTGTATATCGGTTTTTCACCAACAGACTTAAATAATTTTGCAATTCCTTTAGCTGTTAAACCAAACTCTTTTTTTAATACGGCTACTTCTATTACTGAATCGTGTTCATTTTTACTGACATACAATCCTTTTTTGGAGCATTTCCCAATGTCAGATTTATTTTCTATGGGCACCGGAAGCATTGTTATGGGATTTAACTTTTGGTTCCAGAAATCGATTGGTTGGTTCATAGTTTACTTTTTTTAAAGTTATGATTCTCTAATTTCCTTGGCTTCTTGCGCCAGAATTGGCTCAAAGTGTTCCCAGCATTCTGGACAATATTTTTCGTTTGCGTCATCTTCTTCCATTGTTTCGCTGTCAAATTTTTGAGAACATCCGATGCATTCTACAATATCAGTGTCAGGATACCAAAATGAAAGCTTTCCTTTCACATTCAAGATTGGCTTGTCATAAAGAACCGGATTGGCAAGAACCCAGTTCCAAATAGGTTTTCCAATTGGCTTTTCTCCACTTTGTTCATCGTATTCATACATAAATGTTTTTTCTGCCCAGATGCTCGGGTGATTGATAACACAATCAATGATGTCAACTTCTCCAATGATGGCTGACTTTAAAAAAAATTTATCGTGTTCTTCTTTTTTATGAACATCAACTTTTTTATTGATATCTGCCCATTGATTTACAGGAAAAGCCAAATTATTTCCTTTGAAAAATGGATAAATTTTACCTGAAGTGTGAATGTAGATTTTGCCTCTGAAGTTAGTTCTCCAGGTTCGGTTCTCGATGTCTTTTATTCCGTGAGCGATTAATGATGCCCAAGGCTGTTTGATGGATAGTGCTTTCATAATTTTTATTTATTTGGTCCGTAGACACGTTCTTTAAATTCCTCAAATGTTTCTGTATTCATTTTGCTTTCGAAGGTTTCATATTCATCATTAACTGCTTTTGGCAAAATAGGAATGAATCTAATTCCACAAAATACCTTTACCGATAGATACTGCGACATAAATAATTCCTGATCTGCTGGTAGTGGCATTATTTTCATTTCAAAAATTATTTAATTCCGAGTGATAAATTAAAAAGTTGCCACGCTTAAATGCTGTTTTCTTGTCATAGAAATCTTGAATGGTTCTTGAAACGGTATTCAATGATGTTCCAACGAGTTCAGCAATAACCCACATTCTTCTGTCATCTGAACAAAAGAATAATTCCAGAATCATCTGCTTTTTATTGTCTGACAATTCATTTGACATGGCAACTTTTTTATTTGTTTTTAATAAATTCCTCTACTGCAATTCTGTCGTTTAGAGATTCGATTTTTACAAGGGCATAATCACCAGACCTTGGTGGAACATAATCATCTTCGGATATGTTTTCATCTCTCAAAATACTTACATCCATTCCAGAATGCCTTGTGTGCGTTATTTTTACTATTGTTAATTCCATTCTAAAAAAGTTTTAATTGTTCTGTAATTGGTTTTGGTTCTATAATTTCTACTAATTCAGGAAACATTTCAATATATTTTTTGATGTAGTGAAACGGATCTTTGTCAATTATCGATAAGTCAATAAATTTCTGCTTGAATTTAACCACCGGAACTTCTTCGCCGGTGGTTTTTACTGCTATCAAAATGTTATTAATTCGTTTGTAGAAATAACAATCTTCAACGTGGGGAATCATTTTTATGAAGCGATAAGCACCGGCATTACCAGCATCAAAATACTGTCTTCATCTTCGGTAGTGACTATTGGCGTTATGATTCCCGCCTTGTTGGGTGCCGACATTTCTATTTTAACCTTTTCGCTGGTTAAATTGGATAGTATTTCGCCCAAAAATCGAGCGTTGAAACCAATTTTTAGATCATTGCCATCACCTACACAGGTCAAATTTTCGACCGCTTTATTACTATAATCCTTGTCTTCGGCAAAAATGGTCAGCGAGTTTCCTTTTTTGTCGAAAACCAATTGATGCGTTATTCTATTGGAAAAAATGGAAATCCTTTTTATAGATTTCAATAATTCGGCTCGGTTGATCACCAGGGTATTTGGGTTTTCTTTTGGAATCACGCCTTCATAGTTTGGATATTTGGCATCAATCAAACGGCATATCATCAGGGTGTTTTCCATTTCAAATGAAATATTGGTAACGTTGTAGCCAATTTTAACCGTTTCATCCTTTCCCATCAATGCGGTGGTCAAAACTTGAATAGGTTTTTTTGGGATGATCAATTGTTTTGCCTCGTCTGATTTAATGTCGTTTCGGGTGTATTTTACCAATTTGTTGGCATCGGTGGCCACGAATACCAAGGCTTCTTTTTGGAAATCAAGGCATACACCTGTGAGCATTGCTCTCAAATCATCGGTTCCGGTAGCGAACAAAGTAGTCGTAAGCGCTTTGTTCAAAACGTGGGCTTCCAATGAAACCTCATTTTCTTGTTTTGTTTCCGGTGTGGTTGGGAAAGCGCTGGCATCATCAACGGCCATCTTGTAGTTTCCGGATAAGCTTTCGATTTCCAATTCAGTTTTCGAGAAATTCAAGGTCAATGAATCGTCCGGCAATGATTTCACGATTTCGATTAGTAAATCGGCAGACACGGCAAAATCGCCTTTATCTTCGGTGCAAATCGCTGCGGTTTGGATTTGGAGCGTGGTTTCCAGATCGCTGGCAACAATGGTTAATTTACCTTCATTGATTTTGAAAAGGAAACATCCCAAAATGGGCATTGTGGCGTTGTTTGGAACTACTTTTTTCAACACGTTTAAATTTTTTGCCAACAATTGGCTTTCGATTGTAATTTTCATAAATTTTGTTTTTAATTGTTATGCTACTTGACAAAGTTTATTATAGTCTTCATCCTTCAATAGCTTTTTGTTTTTTTCTATTATTTTTGAAATTCTACCCATATTCTGACGAACAATAGATATAATTTCATCGTGATGTTCCGTTGGTTCATTATCAAATCCCCTGCATTGTATTATGGAATAGTTTGCCAATGAGATCTCAATAGTTTCAATAGGTTTTCCATCAATTCGGGCGGACATTAAAAGGATTCCTGATTTTTTATGGTAGTTTCTTTCATAAACACAATGCTCCAGTATTTTTCCTTCTTCTTCAACATCCTTTTCATCAATTAAACAAACAACCCTGATTTTATCTTTTTTGAAACTAAAATCTTTGAATACCTCATGCTTAATTTTTTTCAAAACTTCGTCGGCTTCAGCTTTCAATCGTTCATTTTCTTGACGCTTAAATTCACGTTTTGCTTCTTCTATCTTTCTAAGCTTTGCCGCTTTAGCAACATAAACATTGTGTTCTTTTTTTAGATTTGTAGGCAAAATGTATTTTGGACTCCTAATGTCTTTACCGAATTTTTGTAAAAGATTAAGATAGTCGTACCATATTCCGGCATCTGTTATCTCGTACTTGTTTCTAAGCACAATTTTAATTTGCGGCCAATAGGTGTGATAATTGTCATCTTTATGAACTGCATAAAGCAAAAGTTCCTTTTGTTTTGCTTTTAATAAAGTCTCAACTTTGGAGCTATGTTGAAGTTTTTTTAACAGAAATCTATAGTCACAATTGTGAAAATCTTTTCCTAATCCATATTTATCGAATCTTGGAAGAAATTCCGCTCCTGGACAATTAAAATCCGATGCAAATCGATCATAATCACTTTGACCCCATCGAGGATTAACATATCTCACTTCGTAATCAGATGAACTAAATCCGTCTCCGGTCCATGTTGTATTACGACCAACAATTACTTTTTTGTTTTTATCATAGTCCATCCATTCTTCAAATAAAGAGCGAAAATGATATCGAGGATTTTTATTTTTGTACATATTTTTCCAACATGAAAAATACCTAACTACTTGAAATCTATCAACAACTTGAGTAATAGAATATGTATTTATTCTTGTGAAATAACCATTGTTTATTGTTATTTTTTTCAGTTTCTTGTTGCAAGAAGGACATTCAATACCTATTACTTGTTCTTGCCAAACTTGCGACGGTCTCCAACTATGATTGCATTCTAAACAAACTAAATTCTTGTAATGAGTGGTATAGTAAAATTCATGTTTTGAGATTACATAAGGCTCGTGTTCTTTAGGGTTTGAAAGTTCTTTGTGTAGATTCCAAACCTCAACCTGTAGTTTAGTTCTCGGTTTCATAATTACCCGAATAAGTCAATTTGTTCCACTTCTGCCGTTGGTTTCTTTTTGACAGCTTTGGCGACCATTTTTTCTTTTTGCTCCGATGCCACTTTATCAATAGCTTGATTTTTGGCAGCCTGTATATCTTCTGGAGATAGTTCAATGTTTTCAGCAAGGGTTTTCTTGGCTTCGGCTTTTGATTCTTCAATTACCAAGTCCATTGCTTGTTTTTTAGCCAATGCTTTGTCCTCTTCGGTTAGTTCCACGGTGTGATTTACTACCACCTTACCGGAAATTGGTTTGATGTTTTTAATATCATCTTCATCGTAGTAATGAACTGCCCAGCCAAAAACTTCTTCGTCGGCATATCCGTCACATCCACCATCTTTTGCGCACTTTGCAACATAGTTGCAGCATTCGTCTAGGTTTTTGTTTTCTTTTTGGTAGGTAACAGCGAAGAGTTCATCTTCTGATGCTATTTTGTCAAGGTAAGCCTTGATCGTTTCTTTGAATGCGTTTGATGTTTTCATTTTTTTACTCGTTATTAAATGATTGTTAATTAAATTATACTTACCAAACTAATGGTTTAAGAATGTAATCTTTATCTACCCAGCGAAGTCTAAATCCTTTTTTCCAAACAGAACAATTAATTCCGTCAGGTCTTGAAACTCTAAAAGTTTTTTCGTTCCCTGTATCTTCGTGAATGAAATATTCATTTCCTCTGCAATCAATAGCAATTTCTATTTGATTACTTCTATCAATTATTCTTTTAGAAATAGACTTTGCAATTGCTTCTTTCCAATCGTTTTTTATTTGTGATGTAACGCTCATAATTTTTAATTAAAATGCAAATGAGCTATAACTCCCCAACGTCTCACTTTTGGTTCATTACAGCTCTTTGCTATATTTTTAAGTTTCGTAATGTGAGACGGAAACTGTTTTGTAAATATATAAAATCAATAACATATTTTGCAAGTTAATAACCTAATATGTTATGGTTCTAAATAAAAAATTGAGCTATAAACCCCAGATAAGCATTAAAGCATCACGCTGTTCTTGATTGGTCCGGTCTGTTATTTTTGTGATTTGCTTGAAAAAATTGGAATCTGTTTTAGATTTTGTTGGTCTTACTTGTGTGAATGGCAGCTCCAGGAACTCGCACATTTCACATATTTTTTTTCCGATTTCGTGATTGGCTCCAACCCGTTCTGATATCTTTCCATTAAATGCTGTTGATGCTGCGGCTTTGAAATGTCTGTTTCCACCGTTTAGAAATCCGCATTCTATATACACCATCACTTCATAACCGGAATACTCTGGAGTATTTTTTACGAAGTACAACATCCTGAACAGTTCGAAAAACTTTAGATTTTTAAGTTGTACTTTCTTGCCTGATTTTAAGGCGAAACCTGATTTCTCGGTGTCTGGGTCGATCCCTATTAGTATTTTGCTCATACCTCAAAAATTATTGATTTTCCTAATTGTTTTTGCTTTTCAAAATATTCTCTCAAAACAATTTTCTTGGCTCGAAGCATAGTTTTATTTGAACCTACTTTTACAAAGTCTTCATATTCAATTTTAGCTGTTTTTCTAACTACATCATCTGCAGAAATCATTGAGGTTTCAAGTTCTTTTTGAATTTCACGCTTTGCTTGCTGCAATTTATCTTGATAGTACTGAACCAGTTTTGGAGTTGTGCTGTTTTTAATAATTCCTTTTTCAAGAAGAAAATCAAAAATATACTCTGTTGGATCTTCGAGTTCTCCAGAACTTTTATATTCTGAAAACCTTTTGTTGATTCCGTTTTTAACGATTTCTTCTTTTGCTTCTTCTGTCATTTCTGGTAGTCTGTTTTGAAATTGTTGTTTTTTATGATCGTAAACCCGTAAACTTTCGTTTCTGAAATTTATGTATTGATTAAGAATTTCGCCAACTGAAACGCAATCAAGTAATCGAAAAACTTTGATGTTTAATTCTTTGGAAACATACATTTTGAAAGCTTCCTCCACTTCTTTTATGGTCAGATTTCCAAATTTTGACCGAATCAAATCCAAAACCAGAATCATTTGTTTTTCCAATTCTGAAACCTCATCTGAATTAGCGGCTTTTATATTCAAAACAGAAACCATATAATTCATCAAACCATCTATTTCAGATACATTTTGAATGGTTTTTATTTTTGGATAATCTTCATTAAGTTTGGCCAGCTTGGGCTTTATCAATGATTGATTGGGCACTAAAGACAAATGGTTGTTTTTTTGGTTCTGTGTAATTATTTGATTTTCCATCTTGGTTTTGTTTTTTTGATTTTGCAATTTCTCCTGGAAGCCATCGTGAAAAATGCGAGGCGTATTCTTTTTTTGAAATTTTAGTGTCTAATTCTGAAATCAATTTTTTATTGAAATCATCAAGCCACTTTGGAATTTCTTCCGGTGTAATTTTGTTTTGCATCGAAATTGTTTCAATCCAGCTTTCACTTTCCAAAACTTCCTTGCTGAAAATTTCATTTTTTGAAATTGAAATTTCTTTAAATTCTTTTTTTGTTTCTTTTTCTAAAAGAATATCAGTTACAGTTACATTACCATTTACAGTATCAGTATCATTAACAGTTACAGTTACATGTTCGTTTGGTTCGTTTTTTGAACCATTGGTTCGATTTGGTTCGTTTTGGTTCATTTCAGGAACAATTACTTTCCTTGCTTCACCACTTTTTAAACCTGCTAACCTCCCTAACTCTCTTCTTCTTTCCTTGGTTGTCTCATATTTCACCAAATCTCGCTTCAATTGTAGTTTTATAGGCTCGAAAACTAATTCGACAAGTAAATCATCTACTACTGGATTTTCATCGTTTACGTATGATAAAATTGTCATAAATAATTCTCCTTGTTTTTCTTTTGGCAACTTTTTAACCGTATGAATCAAATCTGCATACAGTACAAATGATTTTTTATCTTCAGCCATAATAATTTCTACTTTTTAAAAGGTACATTCGTTAATTGTCGGCCATTGTTCCAGATAGCAAAACGGCCTTCGTTATCGACTTCTATTTTCATTGTTTCAATCTTGCCAAATTGGTTCAGATTACCTCCTAAATCCACTACCCAAGCGTTTTGTTTATTGGGATGAATTCGCATTGCACGACCTACAATTTGATAGAATAAAGACAACGACATTGTTGATCTGGCCATCATAACTGCTTCTAGTTCCGGATAATCAAAACCAGTGGTTAAAACACCTACATTGACAACACATTTGATGATTCCTTTTTTGAATCTTGAAAGGATGCGTTCGCGTTCCTCTTTCTTGGTGTCTGATGTCAAAAGAACTGCTCCAGGAATGCGTTTTACTACTTGCTGAGCTTCGGCAATCAAAGCGCAAAAAATCAATAAATTTGGCTTTTTGGATAGGATATGAAAAGCGTATTTCACAATACGGCTTGGCATATCGATTGACTTGTAATACCGGCTTAGTGAAGCGGTGGTAAAATCGGTTCCTGAACTGTTTAATTCTAGTTTGGAGCGATCAATTACATCAAAGGAGTAATACTCTAGCTTTGCCAAAAATCCAGCGTCAAACAGCGTATTATTTTGAACGTAGTACAGAATTCTATTAAATATTCTTGGTGTGCTTCTGGTTAAAAATGTCAGCTGCGGTCCTTCAGATGTTTGTGACAAACGATATGGCGTTGCGGTTAATCCCAAAACATTGGCTTGTGGAAAGTGATTGATGAATTCCTGATACATTCCACCTTCTGAATTGACCAAATGACATTCATCAATCAGGATGTTTTTTAATCCAGCAAACAAATGTTTTTTGTTGATGATGCTGCCAATGGTGCAAAAGGTAACGCGGCCAATTATCTTTTCGCCAGCTGATGCGCTGTAGATAGATGCTTTTCCATATTTGGAATACTTTTCATAGTTCTGTTCCAGGATCTCTTTCGAGGGCTGGAGGATGATTGTTTTACCCTCCAGCGGTGCTACTAAATTGGCGATAACAATAGATTTTCCAGCGCCAGTTGGTAGAACTATTACAGCATTGTCGTTTGACTTTCCTTGTAAATATTCTACTCCCAAACGGGTTGAATCTGCTTGATATGGCCTTAATTGAAATCCCATAACTAAACGGCTTCTTCTTCAAATTTGGCATTATCAAAAGAAGCATCTTCTGAAGCAAAATCCATGTGCATTTGTTCCGGTTGTGGAGCTACTTTTCCATTCATATAGAATTCCACTTCTTTGATCACATTTTCCAAAACTTCGGTTAATTGTGTCAAATAGAGGTAACCACCATTAAGTTTTACCTTTGGAGCATCAAATGAAATAGTGCCGTTTGACACTTCTTTTGAACCGGAAATAATCAATGATTTGTTTTCTTCTACTCCGGTGATTTTGAATGAGTAAACAGAATAAAGTTCGGTTTCTGGTTCTTCTTCTAAAAATGAAAGTTCGGTTGCATTGTCGTTTCCGGTGAAAGCATCGTCAAGGTGTGCCAAGAAAACATCGAATTTCGCGAAAGCTTCTTGTAAATGATCATGCACAATGTGAGTGCCTTTTCGTGAAATGCTGTCGCCTTTCATTTTCCCGATTAGTAATTCGTAGCTGTAATTACAAAGTGCATCTTTGAGTGAAGCGCTTTTAATTTCTACATCTTTTTCAACTTGATCTGCAAATCCTTTGTTTGCTGCAGCTTTCATAAATTTGTCTGCGTCGATTGTGAAAACTTTTTCTTTTCCCATGGTTGTTATTTAATTAAAAATTGATATTTGGTTTCGGTTTTGTTGCGATGCGTTGGCCTGTTGTATTAGGCTGTATTCTTTGCTTATCCAAACTCGCAACGGTCTTTGGTGGGCTTCTTTGTTGGTGCTTTTTATGGTTCTTTCGGTGTCGAAAATCAATTGATTTTTTGATAACTTTCTGAAAGGAACTCCAAATACAGCTGGTTGCGATGGTGGAGCATTTCCGGAGTTGAAAAATGCTTTTTTCAGATCATCGGCCGTGAATGGTTTCATCTGTGTTTTTACCCAATTTTCGGCAAAAGCACAAAGTTTGTCGCAATAAGCCTTGTTGTTTTGTTCTACTTCTTCAACGGCTTGGTTGGTTACTTCGAATGGTGTCATAATTTTGGTTTTAAAAAGTATTTTTTTCTTCGAATGCAGCACAAGCAGCATCTTTACATTTAATTTTTAATAGTCCGTTATTAGTCCGGTTTGATTTCCTTACACCGCAATACTGAAACACTTTTGAATTGCATTCCCATCTTTGGCGATGTTCACAGTCTTTGCAAGTATTTGTTACTTCTGGAGCTGTTTCTTCAATTTCAAATAGTTTCATAAATACTCTTGATTACTATGTTTACTAATTTCATTTTCTAAGTCCTGAAGCAATGCCAGTTCTTTCGGTTCCGGTAGATAAATTCCAAGTTCCTGGCTTGAGAAGTTTCTAAATCTGTTAATGGCCAATGTCATTTCTTCAGTATCTAAATTGGCAGTACTTCGCCAGCGCTCAATTTTGAATCCTTGAATCTTTCCTTCGAACTCACCATCATAAAAAAGTGTTGAATTGACGTGCTTTTTGAATATTTCCTGCTTTACTTCCTCCATTGTGTATCCAGTTTCAATTCCAAACCAAGTCAGGATCAAATGCAAGTAGCTGTTTTGAGAAATGCTTCTTTTGGGATGCTTTGCCTTGAGTTCGAAAGTTTTTTCATTGGCAATGAAATACTTCAGCTTTTCGATGGCCTGTTTTTTTTGAAGTGGATTTGTGGAGTTGTAAATCATAATTTTATAAATAAAATCCAAGTCTAATTCCCCAACCAATTTTTGATTGAGTGTCACAAGGGTTTGCAATCCAATCATTATAAAATCTACCACCTATAAATAGTTTTTCAGTTAGTTTTTTATCAACTCCATATTCCAAACCGAATACACCTGCAGGTAATTCATAAAGTTTTCCTAATCGAATTCCAAAATGATTAACCCATTGATCGTCGTAACTGTCTGAAATGTTTATTCCAATACATCCAATGGCTTTATCGATACTTAATCCAGCTCGGATATAAAGGTTTCTGGAGGTTTCAATTTCTAAGCCATCGTTTCCGATACCGATGTGAAATGATTGATTGTCTTTTACGTGAATTTGCGCGTTTGCTATTCCGCAAATTAAAGCGAGTACAAAAATTACAATAAGTAAAAAAGTTTGGTTTGCTTTGCGTGGATTGATTGGTTTTGGTCTGTACATTATTCGGTTGCTTTTTTGATTACTTCTTTGGCATATTCTGTAAATGTTTCCATTATATCTTTTCTTCCGCTTATTCTTACGTCCTCCCAAGCATCTACCATATATTGCAATTTTTCAAGTAATTCAGGAGCTGCTGCAATTAGTTTTGTGTTATAAAGTTGATTATCATTTCCAATTCCAGCGATCCAAACAGTTGCAATGTGAAAACCTTTTTCATCATTAACTATATTATCTCTATGTTCTGGTATTACCCATTTTCCTGGAGTTCCATTAAATTTTCCCATTACTAAAAAGGTGTTTTTCCGAAGTTAATTTTCATTCCGTTGCTCGCCACGGTGACGTTTTTTCCTGTGAGTTCAGATACTTCTTTCTGGAATTGCTTTTCATCTGAATTGCTGTCTGAAAGGTGTATCAAAACAATATTGTTAACTTTTGTGAGGTCATTGGCTGATAACATATCCTTGCAGTTGGCCAGTGAGAAATGCGATTTTAGAATTCTATTTCTTAAAAACTCCTTTCCGGAATCAACTCCAAATTTTCTGTTGATTATTTCGGCTGAATAATTGGCCTCTATGATGATATTATTCAGTCCGGGAAACGTGTACTTGCAATAGTAAGTATCAGTCAGGAAAAGCACCTTTCCACAATCAGGATGGCTAATTAAGAAGCCCAAAGGTTCCGCTGCATCATGTTTCACATCGAAAGCCAGCACTTTGAAATTTCCGATTTGGAATGTTTGTTTTGCAACAACCGCTTTGGCTTTATGATTTTCGTCGGCATATCTTGCTTTCAAAGTTCCAGGCGAAGCATAAACATTTACACCTATTTTCATCACTTCAGCAATGCTTTTGGCGTGGTCCATGTGTTCATGCGTAACTAAACAACCAACAATGTTTTTATAATTGAAATTCAAGGCTTTGTTGATTTCCTTGATGTTTACACCACACTCAATGAGTAAAACTTCATCCCCATTACTGAGGATGTAAGCGTTACCTTGTGAGCCTGTACTTATGATAGTTAGTTCCATTAGAATCCTGGTTGATCTGTTGTCTCAAACTCCAATTGTGGAGCAACTTCTTCTGCTTCTGGAGCAGCTGCTTCTATTTGCAAAACTTCTTCTTCAATAACCTCAGCCTCTTCAAAATCTAATGATGATTTATTAGCATTGGCAATTACTTCATTCTGAACAATTGCATCTTTCATTTCAGTATCCTTCTGGATGATGGCCAAATAATTATCATCAATCTTTTTGCTGTCGATAGTGATGGCATTATAAGCGTGTCTTGAAATTGTTTTTAAAGCCATTTCTTCGAACCAACCTTCAATTTTTTCCTTGCCTTCTTTTTTGTTTTTGTTGGTTGCCGGATCATACACCCACTTGTCTTTTTCACCGCCCCAAAATTCAACAGAAGCATATTTTGGTTTTCTTTTTTCAATTTCTTTCAAAGAGAAAACTTTGATTTTATTTTTGTCTGGAGCATCCTTAAATTCGTGGTACCAAAAACCGCCAATTACATCACCTCTGTCAAAATCGTTGATGATTTCAAATTCATAACTCTCAACAGGATTGTTTCGGTCTTTTTTGTGCTGTTTGAATTTATCATTGGAGTAAACCAATTCTACAACAACATCATTGGGAACTTCTAAACCGTATTTTTTGGCTTTCAATTCCATTCCACGATACCCGATAACAAATCCCATATCGTATTTGTTGTTGGCCGTGTTTTTGTAAGGAATCATATTGATATGATTTGGCTGTGCTGGATCAAGTTCTACACTTGAAAAAGCAATCACATCAACGGCCAGTTTGGACATATTTACATTTTCCCAAGTCAAAGGAAGTGCGTCTCTATTATCAGGACTTTTAGCCAAACGTTTCTTTTCGGCATCCTTCAAGGTTTGATCTATCTTGATGAAATAGTTCTGGCAAAGTTTCTTTTGGAAAGGCGTTATTGTAACGGATCCATTGTTAGAAGAAAACTCTTTTATCACCGCATTTGTGAATCTTTCACTTTGTGATGGTGCTACTTGTGTTGTTACTGCTGTGCTCATTTGTTTAAAATTTGATTAATTAATTTTTCTTTACGCTCAATTTTGTGAGCATTTGATATTGAAGTTTCCTCAATATTTTGGTGTAATCTTAAAAATTCATTGCACCAATATTTTATATCACTTGAAATCATATTCACTTTCAAGTCATTGTCACAATCTGAATCTAAATACTTTTGACTGTCTGATTTTAGTTTTGAAAGACTATCCATAATTAAAGTTGTATTTGTAATTGATTACTACTTGTGATTGCTTCGCATCTTACAAATTCGATGTCAAAGCCTTGAGATTCTATTTCTTTGCGTGTGTTTTGATTGTGTTTGCAGTTGGCAGTACAATCAAAGCTTCCAATTTTAACCCCGATGTTTTCTTTGCAATTTTCGGCCAGTGTTTCGTCGGGGTTTCTTCTTATTTTATGCTCGTTCATTAGGAAAGCATTTCTTTTGCAATTTCTTCATCAACTACCCTTGCCTTATTTACTAGATTCATTATTTTTTCTAAAAAATCTTTCTGAGCTTTATAATCTAGCTCAATTAACTCATCTAGCTTTTTTCTATAAGATTTTAATGCGTCTAATTTTTCAGTGTAAAAAGTTGTTTTATAATAATCACCTGAAGAACTCTCTTTGTTTCCTATGAATTTAAAAGCGGTTAGATCATTATTTATTCTCGAAGAAATTCTGGTTCCATAATAATTATTATGTAATTGCATTGTTGTTTGTGACAACAAAATAACTTTCCACTCACTAGGAGATTGGCTCCCATCTTGGCTATAAACTGAATGGCCAATATTCAAATCATTGATTGTCTTTTTCATAATTAAGCCACTCTAAGTTTTGAATCATTCTCAGAAACAATCAAGTTGATCAACTGGCTTTCGATGTCAATAACTTTGATGATTGATTCTCGGTTATCAATGAAGATTGGAGCGGTTACTTGGTAGAATTCGCAAAGCGTGTTGATGATGTCTAAGCCGGCATTAATTCTGGATGCGGTATTGGCATCTGAGAATGGTACACCATCGATAAGAGCATCGCAGCATTCAGATTCTCCACCGTTGATTTGAGTTTCAAACATTCGGAAGTTTACAAACTTGAATTTCTCGTTGATTTTAGCTTCCAAAGTGTCAATTCGTAATTTGTTGAAACGTTCGATTACAAATTGCGTTTTCTCGACATTGGCAATTTGTTGTGCCAAATCGGTTTCTTCTTTCTCCAGGTCTACAACACGTTTTTCAACTGCTTTGATTTGGTCCTCGCTGCGCAATTGTGATTTAATGGTGTCAATCTCTTGAACTAAGGTTGCTCTTTTGGCTTTCAGTTCTGAATTGTCCACTGTTGGAGCTTCTTCGATTGTGGCTTCCAATGTTTCTAATTCCTGAATTTTAGCTTGGTAATCGCTGTTTTTTATAAGACTTTCTCTCACAAGAGAATCCTTATCGATATTTGCAGTTACAGTAGTTTTTGAAGCTTCGGCTTCAATGGATCCTTCGATTGTTTTGATTTCAGTTTTAAAAGTTTCAATAGACTTTTTGCCGGTGTCGATGCGTTCTATAAGTCCAGCCAATTCAGTTTCTAAGGCTGTTTTTTCTTTTCCAACATTAGCACCTTTAGTGTTGATATCGGCCAAAGCATTGTTTTTCTTAGTTTTGAAATTGGTTAACATTTCAGCCTTTTTACCGTCAATATCTCCGGCTTCAAACTCACGTTTACAAGTTGGACAATGAAAGTCGTTATCATTAAACGTCAATTCTTTGGCATTTTCAGCAGTCCAATCCGTGCGAAGCGTGGCCAACTTATTATTGTAAGTTGCTATCTGGTCATTGATTGAATTTACCTTTGTGTTCAATGAGTTTAAACCATATTCATAACTAGACAACTCCCCTTTTTTGGTTTCCAGATTGCGTTTCAAATTATCCAAAACAGAAGTGTCCGGCTTCAAACTGTTTTCAATTGCAGTTTGAGTATTGGTTTTGATAATTTCTATTTCAGATTTCAACGAATTGGCTTTGGTTTTTTTCTCATTGATAGCTTGTAATTTACCATCAAATGCTTTGGTGCTGTCGGTGATTTCTTCATCAATTTTGGACAAAGCTTTTTCCTTCATATCCAAACTGATTCCAAGATTGACAAAATCGAATGCTTCCGGCTTGCTTTTTGAAACCTCATCAATTCGGGTTGGAATCGCTTTAAGATCGTCTTTTGCTTTTTTGATGGAAGCCGTGATCATTTTTTTGTACTCCTCGATGGTTTTATATGCTTTTGAATCATTCAAAAGTTTTTCGAATGCTTCGTTACCGTTGGCGATTTCTTCCTCGGTAATTGGAGCCATTGCAATTAAAATGTTTCTTCGATCTTGCCATTTCATCGCGTTGAAAGCCAAAGGATTTGTAATCATCTTGAAAATGGTTTCATCAAGAATTTCGGAAACTCTGGATTGAAATTCTTTTTGCTGCATTGGTACACCGTTCCAGTAATACTCGGTTACGTTGCCGGCAAATTCTGTTATTTCAGAACCTCTTTTTTTGACCCAGTTTTCTTTAAGAATTCTCGAAATAACAATCTCGATATCATCTACCAAGATAGTTGCTGAAACTTCGTGTTCTATTTTTGGGATGGCCACATTGAATTTATCCAATGTTTTTATCTCAAAATCTTTCCTGTCGGTGGAATCTTTACCAAATAGTAGCCATAAAAAAGCGTCCATAATGGTGGTTTTTCCAGTTCCATTTGCTCCGAAAATATCAGTGTTTTTTTCGAAACTGATTTTTTCATTTCTCAACCCTTTGAAGTTGGTAAGGGTGATGTCTTTAATTTGAATTGTTTTCATTTTACTCGTTTTAAATTTGATTGTTATAATTTCTCTACTAAAATTTCAAGTGCTTTTGATTCAAAAGACACGTTTGTTTCTACGGAATAAAGAGCGTTTGCAATTGTTGTGTAAGCCGCTTTTCTCACGTCGTTTTTGGTGATTTCGGCTTCATTCATACATCCGTGAATAAATGCGGTGAAGTCTTGATAAGTTTCTACTTTGAGATAAGCGCTTTCGATATAGGCATACACGAAAGGGAACATTGGAAACTTAATGTCAGGTTTTGAGAATTCTGAATTTTTTTGTAGTTTTGGCATCTCTAAAAGTTTTTAATTATTACTCGTGATTGAAAATTTGATTGGTAAAACCACTTTTCGCGAAGTGGTTTTTTTATTTTGTAAGGCTTGCAATAGCTTCTAATTTCATTTCGGGAGACAGTTCATATTTACCCTTTCGGGCGGAACTGGAAGCTCCCAAACTATCCAGTTCCAATTCTAAGTATCTCTTACGGCTTGTAATCGAACTTAATCCTTGTATAAAAAGTTGCTCCTGAGTTTCTAATTCCCTTGCTTCTCTTTTTATAAATGCTATTTTTTGAAGTCTATTCATCAGTGCCATTTATTTAGTTTGTCAAAAATCCACTTTCCTAAATTGAGCAATCCTAAAACTGCTATCAGGATTATGCAGATAATAATTCCAGTATCGTATTTATCCATTTTGGGTTAAGTGCTAAAAGGGTTAATCCAATCAATCCGATTGCCATACATCCAACTGATACTATCAGTAAAAATGTTTGGTAAATTAGGTGGGTTCTTTCGTCTTCGTAGTTCATGATCTTAATGATTAATAGTTTCTTCTTCGAAAATTTCTTTGTCTTTCAATCCGGTACTTTTGTAGAACTTTATAGCAGCGGCTTTAGTTAAATTGTCAGAATTTTTTTTACCTAAAATCTCAACATTCCTTTCTGTAACTCCTAAAGCGAGGGCTGTATGTTGACGAAAAACCCTGTCTGTTTTTATTTTTTCTAAGATTAATGATGATACTCTCATATTTAATTTGTAATTTCGTTCGTAATTATATGCAAATATACAGAACTATTTGAAACTGCAAAACTATTTGAAACTTTTTTTCGAATATTATTGCATTTTCTTTTTATAATTTTATAAATGATTGATATTAAGAAAATTGACAACACAGGTATATTGAATGAAATGCTTAAAAAAGTTTCATTCAAATTCCCCGTTGCCGAAATTTCTAAAAAAACAGGCTATAGTAAAGGTAGTATAAGTGAAATTCTAAAAGGAAACAGACCTCCTACAGATGAGTTTTTAAAAAAGTTCTCGGAAAGTTTCGATATCAATATTCCAGACATTAAGTACCCGGAACAAATTGAAACTTTAAACACAATTTCGGAACAGACTGAATCTTATGACTCAAAAAAAGAAAATAAAGAGTCTCCTTCCCAAAAAGAGAATGACAACAACGATAGTGTCGTTAGTAGGTTGGTAAAGATGTTGGATGATGCTAATCAAGAAATTAAGTCATTGCGTCAAGAGCTGGAACGTAATAAAAATAATTGAATTTTTAAATTTAAGATTGTGTAATAAGCATAAATAAGTTTGAAAATTAAGACGGTACATTGTTTTATTTGAGGCATTTTTATAAAAATTTTAATTAATTATAACAAGTTGGATATATATGTTATAATAAAAATGAGGTTTCCCGTAAAGAGTTTTGTGGGAAATCATAACAAAAACACTATCAACAAGTTAAAAATAAAAAAAAATGAAAAATATTGTATTATTATTAATTTTGTCAGTTACTTCTTTTGCTTTTTCCCAAGACACTGATTTTAAATTTACCAAAGATGGCCTCACTGATTTTGTAATTACTCCGGTTACTGGGAAAACACAAAATGAACTTTACAAAAACACACTGGATTGGGTTTCATTGAATTTTAAAGAGCCTGGAGAAGTGATAAAAGCAAACATCGAAAATGAATATATACGGATAGAAGGATTTAGCAAAGAATTAATTTGCTATAGTTATATGGGAAAAAGATGTAGTGATACTAAATATGAAATTGAAATTTCGTTTAAAGATGGTAAATACAAATTTGATGTGTTGAGTATTTCAGAATACAATAATATGTCAAAATCTATTATGTGGACCAATTTTGAAATCAATAACACCGCATCCTATTTTGATAAAAAAGGAGAAGTAAAAAGCTCTTATAAATTTATTGTAACAACAGTTCCGGAACATTTTAATAACCTCAACTTGAACTTAAAGGATTTTTTAATTAGTGGCGGAATTGCAAGCAAAAAAAATGATTGGTAATGTACACTTCAGACAAAAATATCATCGACTTGATTGATCTTTTGAAATATCAAAAGAAGATTTCATCTACAAAAGATTTTTGTCGAGAAATAGAAGTTTTAGAGCAAACAGTTTCCAAGGTAAGAAAAGGCTTGAATCATTTTACAGTATTGCAAATAGAAACGATCTGTAAAAAGTATAATGTGAATGCAAACTGGATTTTTGGAACTCAAAAAAACATAT